CAGGCGGTGGCGATAATGCAATTTACCCACACTGGAACATGTCAGAAGGTAGCGAAGCAACACTTCGTTTTTTACCTGATGGTGATACTAACAACACTTTTTTCTGGGCAGAACGAGCAATGATCAAATTGCCTTTCGCAGGAGTTAAAGGTGATACAGCAAGTCGCCCTGTAATTGTACAGGTACCTTGTGTAGAGATGTGGGGCGATACTTGCCCAATTCTATCAGAAGTACGTGGTTGGTTTAAAGACAAATCACTAGAAGATATGGGTCGTAAGTATTGGAAAAAACGTTCATACATTTTCCAAGGCTTTGTAGCAAAAGATCCTATCAATGAAGATAGTACCCCTGAAAATCCAATTCGTAGATTCATTATTGGTCCACAAATTTTCCAGATTATTAAGTCTGCGTTAATGGATCCAGAACTTAACGAACTTCCAACTGACTTTGATCACGGTGTAGATTTCCGTATTGCTAAAACTAGCAAAGGCGGTTACGCAGACTATTCAACATCTAAGTGGAGCCGTAACGAACGTCCACTAAGTGATGAAGAGAAAGCGGCAATTGACGCACACGGATTGTTTAACTTGAGCGACTTCTTACCTAAGAAGCCAGGTGAGGTTGAACTTAAGGTCATGAAAGAAATGTTTGAAGCATCAGTAGATGGTGAAGCATACGACATGGAACGCTTTGGACAGTACTTCCGTCCAGCAGGAATGAGCCAAGCGACTGGTGATCCAAATGTAGCAAGTTCTACTCCGGCACCACAGCCTGTAACTTCTGCTCCGGCACCAACTGCTGAGCCAACTCCGACACCGGTGGCCGAAACAGCACCAGTAGCCGAGACATCATCTGCTCCAGAAGCAAGTAACAGAGCACAAGATATCTTAGCACAAATTCGTTCACGTCAACAGTAAAACAACGCTCCCGGGTGCTTTAGTATTAATTTACTAACACCCGGGTTTTTACAAAGGAGTTAATATGGCAAAAGCATTTGACATTTCGAAATTTAGAAAAGACATTACCAAGAGCATTACAGGTCTAGGTATTGGCTTTAACGATCCTACTGATTGGATTAGCACAGGCAATTATGCCTTAAACTATCTAGTTAGCGGTGACTTCAATAAAGGTGTTCCGCTAGGTAAGGTAACTGTATTCGCAGGTGAATCAGGCAGTGGTAAATCATACTTCTGTTCTGCGAACATTGTAAAGTCAGCACAAGAGCAAGGCATCTTTGTAGTTTTAATTGACTCAGAGAACGCACTTGACGAAGCATGGCTACACGCATTAGGCGTTGATACAGCAGAAGATAAGTTAATGAAACTTAATATGTCAATGATTGACGATGTAGCAAAAACTATTTCGTTGTTCATGAAAGACTACAAAGAAATGGCTGAAGAAGAAAAGCCAAAAGTATTATTTGTAGTTGACTCGTTAGGTATGTTGTTAACACCAACTGATGTTGACCAGTTCGACAAAGGTGACTTAAAAGGCGACATGGGTCGTAAACCTAAAGCACTAACAGCACTTGTGCGTAATAGTGTAAACATGTTTGGTAGTCACAATGTAGGCATGGTATGTACTAATCATACATACGCATCACAAGATATGTTTGACCCTGATGATAAAATTAGTGGCGGACAAGGCTTTGTGTATGCGTCATCTATTGTAGTAGCAATGAAGAAATTGAAACTAAAAGAAGATCTAGATGGCAACAAGACTACAACAGTAAATGGTATTAGAGCGGCGTGTAAAGTAATGAAAACACGTTATGCTAAACCGTTTGAAAGTGTACAGGTTAAAATTCCATATGAAACAGGAATGGATCCGTACAGTGGACTAGTGGATATGTTTGAAGCAAAAGGTATACTTAATAAAGAGGGCAACAGACTTAAATACGTTGACCTTAACGGAGAAGTACACCTGGACTATCGTAAACAATGGACAGGCGAAAAACTGGACATGATTATGACAGACATAGCCAATAAACCAGATGTGGCTGAACCAGTTGAGGTAATTACAGATGAAACACAACCTCAAACGGAGACAAGCGAACAATGAATACGGAATTCTTAGCCGATTTATGGAGCACATTAGTTGATTATGTTCCAGAAAACAAAAGAAAAGATCTTGCTTACAACTACGTTAGTCTGCTAACAGACTTTGATGTACCAGCAAGTACCATCGAAGGAATGATGGGAATTGATAGTCACTTAGACAACGCAATCGAATATGCTGTTGATGAAAAAGAAGCCGAGTATGACGAGGTGGATGACTATGACGAAAACGACGACGTGTGGGATGATGAGGACTAAATGAGTAATTGGTACGATAAAGTTTCAAAAGATATTTCAAACATACCAGATGCTATTGCTTACTTTGAAGATGAGCTACTTAATGCGAAACAAGAAGTAAGAATCTCTGGTGTTGTTGAACAGGCATCCGCAAAGATGCCAGGTATCGTTGAACATCGTTTTAACCAATTACAAGAAATAGAAGCAATTCTAGAATACCTCAATATCGAACTACGCAGGCTAAGAAGTCAATATTTTAGAAAATACTTGGAAAACTATCAACGATCTTTAAGCAGTAGAGACTGTGAGAAGTTCGTTGATGGTGAAGCCGATGTAATTGATTTTGAAAAAATTATTAATGAGTTTGCCTTACTGCGCAACAAGTGGTTAGGTATTATTAAAGGGCTTGATATAAAGCAATGGCAAGTTAGTAATATCATTAAACTACGAGTGGCGGGTATGGAAGATGCCACACTATAATTTTATTGAAATTGGTACTAGTAATTTTGACACACTAATTCAAAAAGCAAGTAATGACACAGTTGGTCTTTCTGTAGAGCCAATGACACATTATCTTGAACAGTTACCAAACAAAGATAATGTAAAAAAGATAAACTGTGCTATATCATTTGATAATACAGAAGATGATGTAGACATCTATTTTATACCTGAATCTATAATCAAAGAAAATAATCTATCACATTGGTTAGTTGGGTGTAATTCTATTAACGGATATCATCCAGCACATTTAGATCATAAAGATTTAGTTAGTACAAAAAAGATAAAACAAATTCCAATTAGTAAATTGTTTGACGATAATAATGTTACCAGTCTCGACTTTCTTAAAGTAGATACAGAGGGTGGCGACTCAAAGATCCTCACACACTTTTTTAACTATCTTAATCTTAAAGATAGATCATCATGGCCTAAAAAAATACAGTTTGAATCTAATAAACTAACTCCTGAAGATGACATTAATACAGTAATTTCAATATACGAATCTATAGGTTATACTGTAACCAAACGTAATAAACATAATACGAGTTTAGAACTTGATACCTAAAGTAATCCATCAAATATGGGTTGGAGATAAAAATCCACCCGAAGCATTTTTACAATCTTGGAAGAGCCTTCCGGGATTTAAATATAAACTATGGACTGAAAAAGAACTTAGTAATCTAAGTATGCTTAATCAAGACAAGTATGATTATTATATTAATAGAAAAATCTATCACGGTGCCGCTGACATAGCAAGAGTTGAAATACTTTTTCAACAAGGAGGATTCTATGTTGATGCTGATACTAAAAGATTAAGAATAATACCTCAAGATTGGTTTGACAAAGATTTTTTTGCTGTAGAAGCATATCCTAGTCCTAAGTGGAAATATCGAATTACAAACGGGCACATGGGTTCAACTGCTGGTGGAAAACTAATTACTGAATATAGACAACAAATACGTACTGCGAAAAAATGGAATCCATGTTGGAGTACAATTGGTGGAACAATGTTAACTAACATTGTCACTGAACATTTTAAAGACGATCCTACTACATTAATATTAGAACCTTATACATTCTATCCCACAGATATGAAAGGCAACCCAATTGACGATAAAAGAACAAGTGAGGCTTACGCTACACACATCTGGGGATCAAAAAATAAACAACTCTACGTTTAGAGTTTGCCTTCTTTACGCATTTGAGCACGTATTTTTGTAGCACTAATATCGTGAACTTCTTTTCCTAGATCATGTTCTGTAAACGTGTAACCTACACCACGTCCATAACTAATATCAACAATGTTTGGAACTTGCATTAGCATGTACTCAATG